CCCCCAGGAGTCCTAAGACTCCCAGCAATTTACTTGATGTTTGGTGGTCTCCACAGGGCCATATGTTATTGAACTTTTGTGGAGACCTGTCGCTCCCACCAGGGCGACCCCGACTGACGCTAGTCGGCAACCGTCTGTATTTTCTAGGGACATATACGAAACCCCGGCGTCAGAAATTCAACCATAGGCCCCGTACGACGGGCGTATGGCGTTTATGCATAGACGGTCTGGCTAATTAACCGCGTGCCTCTACAGCCAACCAACGACCAACCAGCCTCCCTGTAGTACAGAGCCCGGTGTGATGTGCATGTGGTCTGTTTCCTATCGGTAGCAGCCGCTAGGGCTACGCACCTGGTCACCACTTCTTCGGATGCGAGATAATAGACTACTAGCTGCAGATGCAGGGTGCAGCGCCATTGAAGTGCAGGCTGTTGCAAGAACATCGACCTGCGGGGCATAAGCCCCAAGGTTCCCCTAACCAGTCGCGACAAGGAAGCGGATTTTAAGCGCTTGACGCCCCAGCGACCATGCAACTGTGCGAACCGCCGACAAGGGTGAGCCCGAGCGACGACACAGGAATTAAGATACCCAAACTTACACAAGGCGCCCCCTTTGGCCTTACACTGACGTTCGCCCACCAGCCCCCCCGAGGATGTGGCGTGGTGCACTCATCTGGTTGTTCTTCACTGACGACACGGTGACGAGCCTCCGCCGGTCGTGCCATTCCCCATCTCACCTTTCACCATGTAGGTTGACCGGACCGCCCCCGCAAAATTATCAGACATTGAATCTGCGCCTCATCGTCCCAGGTTATACCATGCCATAACTGCCACACCCTGTGGTCAGCGGCTCTCACAGTTTCGCCCTCTTCGAATGATGGCAAGGGGTGTAATCCCCTACGCATTGGCACGCACTTAGCCTGTAGAACCCGAAGGTCCCAGGTACCGGCACGCAAACAAGCAGCTTGTCGCAATGTTCGGCTCCCCTAAGGTTGCGTTCCAGCCGGCTTTGTCCCCTCCGCCTGCTGGTGTGCGCCCTAGCCCAGTCCTATATGCCGTAGTCCGCATTGCCGCAACCTTTGTGCAAGGAGAGTCTTACCCTCTGGTTCGCCGGCGCGCCGCAACTTGAATGGCATGGTGTTGGGCCTCGTAACATCCAAAAAGGGAGCGTCCTGCTTAACAGCATGGGTGCTCCAACCTGAGGTTTTGGTCGCGTTGCTACTAACGATCAAGGACCTCACCCGGTTTCCAGCGATCAGGTGCTTCACGCCGCCTTCCGTCGCCTGAGCTTGTGTGGGCGCCACTCCCGCTTGACCCTTGGATCATCGGTTTCTCATGCTGGCACGCGTCCCACTAGGGCCCCGCTCCGAAACAACCAGAACTCCCTTTCGACCCCCCGCATCGGACCCTCCCGCCTACCCAACCACACTGCTAGCCGGAGACTAACCATCTAATGCTCCGCGCTAAGGTAGCACAAATCTTGCTTGTCGACTGTTTGTCCATACGGCCGGTCCAGAACGTGGATCGGGTCCCACACAACCCAATTGAACCCAAATCTGGTCCAGACCTTGGCTAAGAATCCCTCTTCGTGCGGGAAGGAGATTCCCCTAACCAAACTTTCTTCAAGCTCCAACTGTGCACCCACATCGATGCCAAACGCCTTGGAAAACGAGATTCTGGCATCGTCCGATATGGGTCTAACTTGCTCCAAGACCTTGTGTATATCGGTACCGCCTAGAGATCTATACGCTTCAATGTGCCTCGCCTCAAGAAATTGCGTGGGGTCGGTTAGGTCTGGTACGTGCTGTAACTTCCTTAAGGCACCTGAGAAGTATGCCTGTAGTACTGGTACACCGATAGCCAGTGCAGTTTCACATTCCGCGATGGCCTTAAGGACGCGGACACCATGCCTAGCATAATCGCGGTAATGTCGATAACCGCTAAAAGCATAGGAAAGTGTCTTGAAAACATCCCTGACCATTACGTACTCCCTGCCATTAAAGACTGGGTGGCTCTGCCCGAATACCACCTCCTCGAGCAACTGAACAGGTTTCTCGACAGTCAGTTCTTGACCACTGACTGCAGATACGGCGGGGGCGAACTCGCGATAAAGCTCATCCGCACCCCGTCGCTCGACAAACACAAGACAATTGTCGCCGTCAGCTAGGACGTCCCACTTAGCGGAAAAGCCTCTATCCTTCAGCAGGTCCATGGCCGCGAAGACTGAGCCGAGCATCACCAAAGTGTTGCCCAAACCCGTATTGAAGTCCCCCGAAGCCCTGCATCCAGGCCTCTCATACTTGATTCCGCAACTCGTGACCCCCTTCAGCTTCTGTTGACATTTGAGTGTCGCCGCAAGCTCTGGATCGTCGCTGTATGCCGCCAGGTAAACCCCGTGCTCAAACTGGATCTCATCCAGGGTAACATGAGCCTCAAAGGCTATCCCGTCGACCTCGAAGACCGTGCATCCATGCCCTACCGCTTCCATCTTGTCCGCAATCAGCTTGGCACGCTTCTTGCCGTTCAATCCCTTCCCCACCACCCTGGTTTTACGCACTCCCCGGCATCGTGACTTCAGAGCTCTCCAAAAATAGTGCTCCAAAGGCTTGAGCCAGGTGGCCAACCGCAGATTAAATCTGGGGGATCTAGCATTAATCAGCCGTGGTTTGGATGCCTTGAGGAGGGGATTAAACTTCTCCGCCTTAACAAAAGACTTCAAGGTTTTATCCGCACTCGACAATGTGCCATCCTCAACCAGCGAGATCCTGGCTTGCTCGTAACGTATTGCCAACCTACCGCTGTAGGACTCAACAACCTTCTCCTCCGTCCACGGCACTAGCTCTGCCCGCCTCACCAGCCGACGAAAATCTCTATAAATGCGTCTGGCATAGTTATTGGCAGGGTAAGCCGGAGTTGGACCCAAAGTCCTCATCACTAGTGCTCTGTGTTCGTTATGGATACAGTTGGAGTGGACGGCGGGTGCCCAGCACCCTTCCACCTCCGGCACGTGACACCAATACATCCTCCGTCTTGCCGGGTCACAGCTAGAACTATCCGGAATCTCAGCGGGCAGTGAGATAGTCGCGTCCGCCCTGAGTGCACTAGTGCACCAGTCCGTACACACGCCTAACCCGCTTCGACCTCGGCAGCCCTAAGCCTTCACCAGCTTGACATGGTACTTGGGTATCGTCGCGACCAGGAACAGCAGCAACCCTGAGTACAACGTCAACCACGGATAGCTAAAGTAGTATGACAACCCATAACGGATCGCCACCCTAAACCACCACTGGCTAGCAGGCAACCAATGCCAGATGCCAACAAGTAGTGTGCCTACCAGAAGGAAGATATGTCCCCAATAATGGGCGCCACCTTCACGCAACAAACCGGTGGATGTTTTGACACTCCAGTC